GCTGAATTGATGCAACCCACTGCTTCAACTGGTTCTTTTGTTGGGCAGATGGGTGAGGCTGACAGAAAAGTGGTCTCAAAAACTGCTACAGCAGTTGGCAAAGTGGCAGGAATGTTGTCTACAGCTCCTGTTATTGGGCCCTATGCAAGAGCTACAGAAGAAGTAGCTGATAAACTTGGAAGATTTGCAGATCTTTTCGGGTTTTCGAAACCGAGAGGAACCCATGATTTTATGGATGCAAGGCAAAGGACTATTGGAACTCTGGCTGTTACAAATGATAAAGACATGACAAGAACTTTGACATTGGACGCTAAGAACGAAACCACCATTGATCCTAGAACAGTTGGTTTGGAAGGAACTGATGAGATGTCTATTCCATTCTTATGTTCAAGAGAAGCCCTTATTACTCGTTTCACATGGGATATAGCAGATGCACCTGACAAGGAATTGTTGAGAATACCTGTTACACCATACATACGATCGACATTCAATACAGATGGCACTACAGATGTTCCTCATTGCGCATACATCGCCAGTTTTTTCAAATATTGGCGCGGTTCTATGGAATATCGAATCATGATGAATGCTTCAAATTTTCATAGAGGGAAATTGCGTATACGGTACGAACCTTATGGCTCAACATTAGACAATGGTCAAGATTATAATGTTGTTCAATCAGAGATACTTGATTTGGCTGAAATGCATGATCACAAAGTTGCTGTTGGATGGGGTTCAGATAGAAATTATCTAAAAGTCACTTCGGCTTTCTTTACACCAAGGAAACCTGGTGATGGTGTAGACCTCAAATCACATAATGGATCATTAATCATAAGTGTAGCAAACAATTTAACAGTGCCAGATGAAACTAGTGAAACTTCAATTGAAATTTTACTTGGAGTGAATGCTGGCGAAGATATCGAGTTTGCAGTACCTGATGATACAGCTATGTCAAATACTAACATCACAGCTGATGTAACAGAGTTGACTATACCTACACCCACAGATCCCCAAGATCCTCAGACTCCTGGGGGCACGAACACATTTCCTCAACCTACTGTCAATAGTGCGACGACAAAGGCAGGTGTGTTTTATTATGGATGGCACACAGACAATTTTCATGGAAACCAAGGTTATTTACGTGATAAACTTGCCAATCCTCAATTTCCTGCTGTACCTGGACTTGTTGCAGGAGAATATGATGATCAGGACAGAACTGTCGTTAGAAAACAATTTGATGCTATGCTTAACGCAGGTATCACATATGCTATCTGCAGTTGGTGGGGTCCTACAACGACAACAAACACACAGTTCAAAGATTATGCTTTCATGGAAGCCGGTACTGTTGCTGCTGGTACGATGCAACTTGCATTGTTATACGAAACTGGCAAATTACGTGTAGATGGACAAAGAATTGTAAATGCGCAAGTGTTGCAAGAACTACAAAGTGATATATCTTATGCTAAATTGAATTATTTCAACAGTTCCAAATATCTTAAGAGAGATTTGAAAGATGGATCACAAACAAATTGTCCAGTCATTTTCATGTATGTATTGAGAGGATATTCAGATAGCGATAAAGCATTGTTGTTACAAACCATTATCAATACATGTCAAGATTCAAACATCGCTGGATATTCTACGTATCCATATATTATTGGAGATCTTATGTTTGGAACACCAAGAGCGTTTGGTGGTTCTGTCACGTCTAGATTGGGAGCTCTTGGAGCTTACGATGTGGGAGGACAGATTAAACAAGGAAACAATGAAATTGGTGACAATGATGTTGGATACTTGCATTCGCAATTTTCTGATTGGGCATTGTTCAACCCTGCAGTTGATATTTTGCCCGTTATCAGTCCTGGTTACAATGACAAAGGAGTCCGAGAAGGCAATGATATTTTGCCAAGATCGCTTGCTGGTTATGAAAAGGGCAGTCTTTTCAAGTCAATGCTTAAAAATCTCGACATTTCTATTGCCAACAGAACAAACCAAATGTTTTGTATCAATTCTTGGAATGAATGGCATGAAGATAGTCAAATTGAACCTTGTGGAGGTGGTGCTGCGACTAGTTTGCCTACAGATCTTACGGCTGGCAACGAATATGAACCTTATGGTACCAAATATCTCAACATTGTTGGAGAGTACATGGTACCTGGATATGTGGCTCAATCTGGAGAAAGAGAAAATGAACATGTTCCAGAACAAGTTGTTGAGGAAACATTGCTTAATCCACAAGAAACGTATCATAATGATG